CTGCGAAGGCGTCGGCGCGGCAGAGGTTCCTCTAGCCGAATTGCTGGCAAAGGTCAATCCATACCCTTGACTAGAGCTATATGAATATCCCTGTAAAATCGCTTGGATTGCGCCATCCCCGGAGATTATGTTGACGGTCTCTGCACTTCCAGGAATTGCATTGAATGCCGCACTGGAGGTGTTAAATGTTGCAATATTCAATAGTGTTGAAAAATCTCCCGCCGTCGCGGTGTTCGCCCTAAGATAGATTGCAAAGGCATCAGGAACGATTTGATATCTTCCTGCTGGAGCCGTCGATCCTAAAGACGAAATGTTAATGTATGCGTAAGGATTTCCCTGTATGTCCAAACTAACGGTAGGCGAAGAGGTTCCAATACCGATCCGGTTGACGTTGAGTAACTTGTGATTCGCCGCGTCCTCATCAGCAACCCAAGGACTCTGGACTCCTGAAAGCGCATTGGGACTTACCCAATTGATGCCCATCGCGGCTACGCTGTTCGCCACCAATACCTGACCGTTGGTCCCAACTCCCAACCTGCCAGTTACAGTGGAACCTCTGACGATCAAATCTCCCAGCGTCGTCGTCGGATCGTTCATGCCAGTTGAGGTGATGGCAGTAGTCTGCACCGTCCCATCGGGGAATACGATCCCGCCCGTTAAACTTTTGATCTTGCCGTTGACCTGCACCATCTCCACGCCGTCATCGGTGTTTGTCCCGACCAGTAAATGCTTGCCCACTGAAACCCGCATCGCTTCCACATCGGCAATGGAGAAAGTCATCCCGCCTACGGCGGCATTTAGGCCACCAGTTCCCTGTAATGTTCCGCCAAAAGATGATCCATGGGAGACTAGCTGGATCTTCGCCGTTGCATTGTCGTTGTCGGCCTCGATCCTCGCGGCATTCGCGGCGCTCGAATTGGCCGCTCTTATTGCTAATTCCGTACCAGTCAACTGCAACGCCAAGCGAGTTGTAATATCGACAGCGGAATTGATGCCCTGATAGGCGACGTTCGCAAGGTTGTATCCCGCCGCGTCCACGTTGGTGAGCCACGGCGTCTGACTCGCGCCGCCGCCCGTTCCGCCGACCGCGCTGACCGTGATGTCTACGCGGTTGCTCGTGGAGTTGTCAACTCCCGAGAACGTGACATTCGATCCCTCAATCAGGTTTATGCCCGGCCTATTCCCGATCAGCGTGGTGGTCGCGCCCCTGGTCGTCCAGATGGCCGTCGATCCGGTATTCGTGATTGTGATGTTAGCGCGGTTATTCGCAGGCTCATCCGCGATGGTAATCGTCGTGTTAGAGTTCCCAGGAATGAAATTGATCCCCGATTCCGTCGATACCGGGGAGCCTGGATTGCCAACTGCGACATTGCTGAATACGTTCACCTTCTGAACAGAGGTATTAGATACAACTGACAAATTCAGATCCGCACTTAACGGTCCACCACCAGCCAATCCTGACCCAACAGCCGTGATGACCTGCCGAGTATTCGCCACCCCACCAGCCGTTACGATATCTCCCTGATTCAACACGATTGATCCCGTGCGCCCGAAGACACTAATCACAGCCGCGTTCAAAGTAACATCCGAACTAAGCGCGCCCCCTCCAGACATCCCCGTTCCAGCAATTACTTGCCTCGCCGCTGGTACGCCACCACCAGCTGAAACATCAGCAGCCGTTAATACAACAGCTCCAGTGCGGCCGAAAACAGAAGTCACTAGAGCATTAAGCGTCACGTCCGCTGTTAGCTGCCCACCACCAGACATTCCCGCTCCGGCTAAGACTGATCTAGTGTTTATTACTCCAGTCGCTCCCGTAATATCTGCAGCCGATAATGTGATAGCCCCAGTTCTAGTGTTGAAGCTTAGAACTCCCGCGTTCGTTAGCGTCACGTTCCCAGTTAATGCACCGCCACCTGCCAATCCCGCGCCCGCGATCACTTGAGTCGAAGTTGGTACTGCTGGAGAAGTCGCCCATTTTACTCCTAATGGTTGAGTGCTATCCGCCTGTAGTGTAGTTCCGTCCGCGCCCACTGGGATTCTCACCGCTGGAGCCGCCGCTCCCCGACCAACGATGTCCCCTTTAGTAGTCGTTGGATCAGAAAATACTCCAGGCAACACGACATTGGAAAGTGTGAATCCTCCGCCGTTCACATTACCACTCCAGATCTGTTGTCCGAGGGTCATTACTCCAGTCGACCTGACAATCGAGATTGGCGTATGAATTATATTGCCTGTATCGTCACAAGCTTCTAGCTGGAGGTTCGATCCAGCATTAGCGCCGCTCTCGGTCGTTGCATCCTTGATTAAGATCCATCTCGGGGGATTCCCACCCGCTTCACTGTCTAATCTCAATTGAGCACTATAATCAGTAGAAGTTGGGATAACGTGCAACGGGGAAAATTCCGCCACACCTGGACCTGGATAATATGGGTCAATAATGACGTTCGAGAGGTGATGTCCTCCGCCATTAACATCACCTCCCCAGTTCATTATGTCATTAGAGAGATTATTCATGTCATCGGCATGAAGATTATCCGATGGCGTGAAGTTGTTTTTGCTGAGCCAAGCCATATTATTCGACGGCCGCTAGACCGTTGGTCTTCTTCTCCTCAATTACGTTAGAAATTAGCTCATCTTCAACAGTACAGATTACCGAGCCATTAACTATCTGCGCGGCGCTGAATCGATCGACCCCGCGATGCATCAGAACCGACCTCAGGAAACTCTGTTGCCGCTCGACAGTCGAGTTTATTCGCTGTTCAGCATTCTTCATATCGATACTCAGCGCGCCGTATTGCGCCAATGCTCTTGTCTTCTCTTGTTCCAACTGATCGAGAGCAGCGAGTTCTTTCTGTTCGAGCCTAAATGTCTTTTCCATGTTTCTCCTTATTGAACTTTGGTGATAATTCCGCCGACAACAGTAACGGTGCGCCCGTCATTGGTCGGAAAAGTGACTGGAGTTGCGGTGGTGCCGACGCCCGCGGCATAACCGTAAATTCCAAACTGTGTCGCATAAACGAAGTTGGTTCCCGTCTGTACGCTTCCCGTCCAGATCCCGGCATTGCAGGTCGAACAAGTCAGCACTCCATTCAGGTCCACATGAAACACCTGCGAGCCGCCAGAGTTCAGCATCGAAATCGAACTAGGCTGCAAATCCATTCTGGGATAGCCACCGCCCGCGCTCATCAGCAAAATTCCCGGCCCGGTTAGATCCAGGACGTGCTCTCCAAAGCTAGCATTCGGACTGTTTCGCAGGACATATGTGCTCAACTGAGCCACGATCCTGCCCGCGTCGTGAAGCTCATTCCCCTGCGCATAGATTGTCTGCGTCCAAGGTGTCTGCGCTCCAGTCATGGCAGGACCAACCCATTGACCGAAGCCATTAATGATGGGCGTGGCTATCCCTCCCACGCGGATATAAAGGCTGGAAGCTGTGATCTGTCCACTGTCGATCCAGTAGTTCGCACCGATGTTGACATTGGAGTTGACGAGGTTGCGGCTGGAATCGATGACTTCAGTTGTGCCGATGGAGTAACTGTTGGCAGAGAAATCTCCGGCCTTTATCGGCCCGATATAAGTCCCGCTCGCATCGATCAGTTGAATCGAAGCCGTCGGCCCCCAGAACACCTGCGCGCCCAATACTATATCCCTAGTCGAGCGCACCTGAAAGCTTATGTTATTATGCTCATCTCCCATTGTTAATGAGGAGCCACCAGTTAGGATGCCAGCATTAAAGTACCCAGAATTCATCAAGACATTTATAATGCCAGTCGTTGGGCTGAATAGCGCAAGCTCACCCCAGAATCTTCCACCATCGTATCCTTGAGAATCCCCATTGAACGTGTACAGCGCGGCGCGCTTTTGCTCGGTCGTGGTAGCATCTTGCGTGCTTAGAAGGATTCCGCGATTTATCAACTGCATTCCATGTGTGGTTGCTTTATTCCCCACGTCATCCCAACGCATCAATGTAATCCCAGGGAATTTATTTATCCCAACAGCCGCATAAGCAACATCCGTTCCCAACAATAACTGATAGGGCGCGTTGGTCGGAGGGCTGATTGCTGGAATGTTTCGGGTGTAATCAATCTCGAAAGTATTGATCCCCCGCATGTGTATCGTGCCATCCCCAGGAACTAAAATATTCCAGTTAGCTAGATTGGGACCACCAATAGCAATCTGGGTGAACCAACCCCCTCCGATATCTGCAATGTTCCCGATTGGAACCTGGTATGTCCCATCGGGATTAGCTGATAAACTCGCCCCTATTCTAGCCTGCTCGGTATTTCTCTTATCCCGAACGCTTATGTATGGGAAGTATTTCGTTCCCAAAGACGTCTGAACATCCCAACCTCCGACTATAACTAGCCCTCCATTCTTGACGTATAACGGCGAAGTTGGAGGTCCACTACCACCGACATACAACTCTGAAAACCAACCTCCATAAATCGTTCCCCCTCCAGAACTTTGTTGTCCAATCCAAGCTCTCAGAGTTGGGGTTCCATTGATATCTCCAGGATCAGTCCCACTTGAGTAAACTGCGATCTGACCATTCTTGCCCGAGAAAGATGGTCCCAACCCTGAGCTAGCGGGCGCGCCCCCGACCCTCAATACGGTCCCCACTTGGACTCGACCCGCGTCAACCTGATTGATAAGTAATCCAGTATTCAGCGGATCATTAGGATTAAACGGGCCGGGCGCGTTCTTCCAAACGAAATCATTAGTGCTGAACCAATCCGTGGGAATTTGACTAGCCTTTATAGCTCCAGGTTTAGGTTTAAAGTCGTCGTAAGTAAATGGTGTCGTACCCCCAGGCTGTTGATCAATACTATTCATGAGATTCTGAGGGTCATAACTTATCACGTAAAAATAGATTCTCCCCGCGCTCGATGCCGGCATCCAAGGAGTGGTTAAACTTGTCGCCTTTCCCGCGTCAAAGTAAGTTATTCCCCCAAAAACATCGATCATTGCAACTTTCGCGCCGCCGAAATTATTGTCTTTAGGTATCGTCCAGCCAGATATCGTGAAGCGCATCATTTGCACGCCATCACTAGAAACTTGCTGATCCTCGATTGGCGTGGGCAAGTTCAATGGCGTAACGAGCGGCGCGTGCTCCTGACCTATCCCGCCCTGTGTAATTGGGCCACCAATATGCCAAAGGATTTCGGGAGATCCGACCCTTGGGCTAGATGGAGTATTGTTTTCCTGTGAGAAAGCATCTTGAGATACGGCAAGTATAGTCCAATCTTCTGCATTTACAGGCCAATTCAAAACTTCCAGAGTATCGAATGTTGCCGTATCCCCGACCATGTCCAATTGCATTGGTAGTTTGTAATTGGGATCTGTTGGGTTAGTTGCAATCAGATAGAATACAACTCCCCCAAAGTTCGCGGCCGTCTGTTTATCCCAGGCTATATCGGCCATAGCTACCAACGAGCCATCGTACCTCCTACTCCAATACGTCTTCACAAGTTTAAATCCCGTGATGTCGGGCGCGTTTGGTAGGCTTAAACTAATCGTTACTTGAACGTAAGGAGTTACCCCAGGAATCAACTGGTTAACGTGAGACGGTTGTGAATTATCTCCCGAACAGAAATAAGCTCTAAATGTTCCCCCGCCTCCCGCGGGATAGATCGGAGACAAATAACCGTGAGAATCCGTTACTGAAACCCAGACTTTAGAGTCGGTAATTACGTAATAAGGGTCAATGTTCTTGACATCTGGATAAGCATAAAAGATATCAACTCCGCCAAATGGATTCATTCCCGTGGGAAGGGGAGTATTCAAATCTGGCGGAGTGTAACTAAACAGCAATCTATAGTTTGGATCAGGCCTATCGAAGTCCGTTTCCAATTGTACTTGACAGTTTGTAACCAACCAAGCATATTCTTGTCCGCGAACATATATAGTTCCAGGAGGAGGGATGGCCGCTATCACGCTAGGGGTTGCGTTTGGTTGATTAGCCCTGACTAGAACAGCATTTGAGTTTGGGCCGTATGAAGCTAAGTAAATCCTGACCTTCCGATCCATCCCCTTCTTCAAACTTGTAGACGTGTTGTCAACTAGGATATCTACGGGGCCATGAGCGGCGGCCGATCCGGTCCAGACGGTTGAGGATTTGTTCTCGAAAACCGGGGTCCACTTCCCGCTGACCTGATTCGTGGTCCCGTCCATTGGCCGCGTGCCGCTCATTGGCATCGAAGCTTGGGAGCTGATGTCAGGATCTTCTAAATAGACGTCAACTCCAGAGAAGTTATCCGCAGTTGCCTCGGGAGCTAACGTATAATAAACCTGAACTTCAATTTGTCCATTGCTTCTCGGAGTTATAACTGGATTCGGTTTACCATTGGGATCTGTTTTGTCTATCGTTACATTGGGCGCGCCGCCCGGAGTTGTCGTCCCCCCATTTTTTGTGACCGGAGCCGTAACGGAATTGACCGTGTCAGTTACATCCCGCGCCCAATCCTCGACATCATTCAACACAAGCCAAAGATGGTTATCGTCTCTATACAGATGAGAGACTCGCGGCTTAACTGTTAGATCCCTAATCAAACGCTTGGCCTCGAAGGATACTGAATCGCGCTGAAGACATCGAACCTAGAAACCTGCATGTTTCCAGTAGTCTCGAACTTCACGGACATTTGTTCATTCACGTAGTTAATCTGAATCGCCTGATCCCGATTCCCAACCCCGATCGTCTGCGGAAATGCCGTGATTTGATTCCCGTAATTCTCATCGTACAAATACGTATTGAGCGTTCCCGCGCCCTTCATTCGCCATCGCAGATAGCGGAAAACGCTGACCGTTCCTGGAGCTGAAGTCAATAATCCAGTTCTCCAGTAGTTATCGACTGCCACCGATCCATAATCCGTGGTTTTCTTACCGGTCAATTTCATCAGGCCAACATTGGTTCCCAGTCTAGGCAAATACAACCAGTCCGAGACATCCTGAATATTCGCCATTGTCACATCGTTGATATTCCAAGGGAATTTGTAAATCGTCCAACGAATAGCCTGCGGATCTAAGCCCGCCGCGTAGTCTGCGACCAGAAGGACATTAGCAGTTGAACTTATTGGCAACAGAACATACATTTGCTCCTCAAATGGGTCAATAGCGATCCTAATCTGAGAGGCATCGTATATCTGATTCCAGAAGTTCTTGATCTTGTACGTCAATTCAGGACGAATCACGTTTCCATTGAACATGAACAGACCCTCTCGATCTCCGAGAATGATCATCGAAGAGATCCCTAGAGAGTTTTGGCTTCCTGTGATCGACGCTAATCCCTTTGGATAACAGCCAACCGAACCATCAACCATCATCACAGGCCATAAGTACGGATCTTGCCCGTTATCCTGAGTACTGAATATCCCAACAGATTTGAATATATACAAAACCCCGAACAATTCCGATGCACAGCGCGCGAAATTGCCATCATGCTGGCTCGGCACTTGAATATTCCCATAAGCTTGATCAAAAGACTCGACAGTTCCCGGACTGGAAACGCAAATGTTATCTGGTGCGACCACAGTATTCGCTTGGCTAGTCGTTCCTCCATTGATAATGAATACTCGGTTTTTATACGCTGTTAAGCCAATGCTACTAACCCCAGACAAAACATGCTCTGCCAAGTCAAATAACGGGTCCGCACTTATAGTCAACCCGAGATCACTAATGCTGACTTGCATCGAAGTCGTTGTCGTATCGGGTAGAGTCGGATTAGCTGAACCATCAGGATTCGGGACTCTGAAGAACTCGGGCATATTCGATTTGGTCATTAACAACCATCGCCCGGTCACTCCCGGAATCCCCGCGCCCGTTGGAATTTGGGTCACCCAAATCTGATCGTTTCCATTGGAAGTCGCGCACGCATATGGACCAATAGGCTCCAGATTATTACTGCCAGTGAGATTGGCATCAACTCCCGGTGCGGTCACGAATCCCGTATCAGTCGCATAAGCAACTGAGAAACAATGCGCGCCCGCGTTCACCACACCGGGGGTCGAATTCTCGGTTGCCGTCATTCCCGCAATGCTCGGTCGCGCGCCTGCCATTGGCCGTAAAGCGGCGGATGGCCCCGTCCAAATATAGATGTAATTGGTCGCGCTGAACGCGCTCAGCACGGGCGCGATGAGGACTTTATTATTGACGTTCAGAATCTCAAAGTCGATCATGTTGGGAACATTCAACAATACCGTTCCATTATCTTCTCGATAGATGTTCCCATTCCCATCGCAAGTTAGCATTATCAATGTCTGATCGTTGAATGTCGCCATCTTCGATCGAACAACTTTTCTGCCACTCGCAAAGCTAATATCAGTTCCAATCCTGGTGTATACTTCTTTCCTATCCGTGAACGAGAGATTCTGGATATCCGATGCATGATCGTTCGGGACATCATCGAACGAACCCCTAGACCAGAGTCCAAGAAACTGCACGACTTGAGTCAACTGGTACTTAGAAAAGTCCATTTCAAATGATTTTAAACGACCTCAACAAGTATAGAATTAAGATCAGAACAATCACAACATAGATTATGTTCTTAATCTGTGGGGGAATTGGCAAAAGCTGTTGAATCAGCCAAATCACCAGTCCCACGACTATCAAAACTATGACCAACTGAATCAACATAGCTTCCATCAGAAATCCCTCAAGACTCTTGTCCTTCCGAGTCCCCTGTGGTACGGCCTTCTCTTGGCTGGCACGTTCTGTTGTTGTTTGACGTTATGTCTCATTAGCCTCTCCATGTTCTCTTCAGCTAAGTTCTTGAAACGATCACTAGCATCCCATTGCTTTAGACTCTCCATGCACAGTGAGGCAATCCTATACGACAGAAAAAGCTGAGCCATTGGGACGAAAATCGTATCCGTGTTCACACCAGGAGTCGGTATGACTCTCTGATACCTGATTTGAACCTGGTTATCCAAAAGTGCGCCCAATACGAAAATGCGTCCTTCACGCCAATTCCAATACCGTAGAGCAGTATCCACGGAAACATTAGGAATGTACGCAGTCTCAACCATATCAACGAAGTTCTCGCGCGCTTCATTTTTGATCCTCTCTTTCAGCCAAATGGGAAGAACCATATCCGATGGGTATCCGGGCAACTGGGACAAATCCAGATCCATATCAATGAAAGTCGCGGTGTTCACTTTTGGAACATCCATCGTCATAATAACAGTGCTCAATAGCGGAATCCCCCATAACAACAGCTCCGCCTCTAGCTCCTGAAATGCGAAGCGCGCCTTCCCGAGCATCTTCTGATCGGGCCAGTTCGCCGCTTCCTCATCATTTAGCATGGATCTCGTTTGCGAGAGAACATCACCCAACAATGGAACCAGGGGTGGAACAAATGGCATCGTCATGATTTTTACGGTTTCTGCGATTGGTTTTGAGCCTGCGGCGCGCGACCTCTGTTACTCAGGATAACTTCAGATAAACTCGCATCAGCCAAGCCCGCCAAGACTCCCATCGAATTCCCGTCCCCCGTTGATCCATAAGCGATCGCGGCCGTTCGAGGCGCTAAGTACAACTCACCATCAATGAACCCTATTAGATCAGTGTTCGCTTGTGGAACGGTGATCCTCTTCCAATAGACCATCTTGACCATTCTACTTGCCGATGATCCAATGAAAGTCACAACCTCATTAACCCAAGCCCACCAGACCAAAGTAGCAACCTGAGCGACATTCGGTAGTGGATCAGATTCGGTCATCAGTTGATAGTTCGCCAACGGTCCAGCGGGCGCGTTTTCCCAAAGTTGGATAGGGGCAATTAAATCCACTGGAGGAGTGGAGAATGCCGTACCTGATGCAGGAATCGTCTCAATGTAAGTCCCTTTCATAACGGGCGCGGCGGCTCTCCTAAGCTTGACCTGCAACTCCCGATGCGCCTGTTGGAGCTTGGGCATCAGAGCCGCATCGGTCCAATTCGCCGCCGCGTCGTCATTAAGAAACGTCCTAACCGTAGCCAGAACCACAGAAGTCGCAACAGACATCTCAGCCTTCTTTCTTTATTTTTCTTTTTCGTTATTGCAACGGAGCAAATGCGGCCTCGAAGTTTATCGTATCTCCCGAGATTCCAGCGGGCAATGCAATCGCTGTTAATTCGGTCCCCGCCGCGGTGAAGATCTTCAGTTTGCCATTAGATGCATCGGTCCCGACTACATAGCCATATGTGTTCCCATTCACACTGGCGAACTGAACATAATACGGCTTCTTCCGAGCTTTTATCATGCCCCCGAAAAAGCTAAATGGAATCCCACCGACAACATAAATATCGGTGGGCGCGCTGAATGCGACGGTTCCGGTGATGATCATCTTATTCCCTGCCACCCAAGTATTTAGGATGGTTGGGACAACGGGGCGCGCTGTTGCGTTAGCCATGGTTCCTCCTTAGCGAAACTTAACTTCTTGTATCTCTCAGCATCAACAATGCACTTACACGCGCCGCACACGATCGCATCAGGGTGCAGCGGACTCTTGCACGCGGGGCATCTAGTCTGCCCCTGTGCCGAGCTAATCGAAAGCCATTCGTGCTCTAGGGAACTAAGCCCAAGAGCCGTCCCAGCCTTACGCTGAATGTCACTAACTGAATTATGATGATGGTAGCGATTCCAGTCATTATCAGCGATAAAACAAATAGCACGGTACCAATTATAGTGTAGATCAAGTACCTGAGCAATCTCCTTAGGATAAGCCGCCAATACTTCTTCCGCCTCAAGCTTTCCCGGGAACCAAGTAACTCCCGGTCTGGAATTCTCGTCAATCCCGAGTTGCGAAGACGCGAAATCATCACAAATAGCCTTGGCGACTTGATCACTCAGAGCCACGCTCCTCAACGATCCCCGATCCGCATCAATATACGTGAAGAAACTCGCGGGCCGCACCCATAAGATTCCCGGCTTCTCATCTCCCTCACTAGCCGGTATTAGGTAAGCCGGAGGAATGACCCCAGACTTGACCTCAAATAACTGTATCGGCATAAACGATACAATCGTACAGAAATTATGTTCCTCGTGATGCATCCTTTACTCCTTTATACCAAATAGAATTACGCTGAGGACCAGGACGAGTAGAAAAATGCATAGGATGATCATCCCACGAATCTTCGATTTCTCCGACACTTTTCTCCTTCAGATACTCCTCAGAAGGAATCATATCTTTCGTCACCCTTTTATTCAGCGCGCCGATCAAGAACTCCAGTACTTTCCGAGTCACTGGCAAACTCTCGCCATTTGCAGACTCAAAAACATAAATTGGAACGTAATCCCCTTCGAGACTCCCAGGGACTTCAGGACTTCCTCCCTCAACAGAGAAAGCCTCAAAAATCCATCTCTCATGGATGTAGTTATACTTCCTAACCAACCTGACTCCATTGAACTCCCTCAGGAAAATGTCCCCATAAAATTCCCGAAAAGTCCCCTTCCTATGTTCCATGATATCTTCAGACCAGACGAGCCTATATATCGGCAAGTTGTTGTACATCCCGTGGCTCGTTAGCCATTTATTGAGTTGATGTTCCATGTTTTACGTTTGAAAAATGCGTTTGAAAAATACGGGCGCGCGCCCAGATTAAACGCGCGCCCGAGAAAGGAGTAACTAATAACCCGATGGGAAGGCAAGCTGGTCGATGTACGCGGAACCGGCCGGCTTGTTCATAAAGATGTTGAACGATGCTACGTAGTAGAAGACCCAACTCGTCGCTACACCACCGCTGGCGCCTCGGATCTCCCAGATGCGTTGATTATCATCAGGAGACATGTACATCCCAGGTGGTTTTAACTCCGCGCGGCCCCAATATTCAGCGTCAATGAAGTCTATCCGAGTTCGATCCCAACTGTACGAAATCTTGAGCGGCGCTCCGGCCATTCTCATGTTATCGTTGAAATACAAATCTAAGCCTTCCTCTTTCGCTGCCTTATCGATGCGAATGACGTTAAATCCCAATTCCTCGTAGGCCGCCTGTTGAGCCTTGTGCATCCAAGCAGTACACTTGCTTCTGTAGTTTATCCCAACACGATCGCCGATCAGGTTCAGTGCTAGTCGGGGTAGAGGTAGGGTTAGCGCTGAACCTGCGGCGTTTACTCGATTGGCACGTATTTCAGGAGTGGTTGCTCTGGGAAACCCGAGCCACGTTCCAACCGAACTGTTTGAATTATGGTAAGGAACACCATACATCCCGACTGGCGGGGAACTCGTTAATCCATCAGCAACAATCTTGTCACCGGCGATTACGCCGGTGACAGCCGGTGTCACTTGAACTTGTTTATTTGCGAGGTCATACTGAGTAATGACGTAAGGCCCGCCCGTTGCAGTCCTCAGAGTCACGTAAGTCGGATCAAAGACGTTGATCTGTTGTTTCGATCTCAGCAATCTGACTCCGTAACCATCGGTCGTGCAAGTGTATGTATCAACACCACCCGCCGTTGTTACTGAAGTTATGGTCGCTAAGGTTCCCGTGCCGTCCGTCATACATTGGCTGTCTACGTCTCTTCGGAACTGCGACATCTCGACAGCCAAAGCATGCCGAAAGCTATTCATCACGGCTTTCCGATTGCTATCCGTGGACCAAATGTTCTTGGCCGTCATTTCCACCCGATGCACTAAATGCACCGAATGTATAACCGCCTTATCAAAATCAGAAATATCACCACGACCCAGATCACCACCGTCTGGGTTATAGTACCCCGTGTTCCCATTGGGCCTCAACTCTAACGGAATCCGCATGTCGCGCGATGATATTACTTCAACTGGCCGCTTTTCGAGAGAGCTATAAAAGACATCATCTCGATCGAACAGAGCGGGCACTTTTGGCAGAACACGCTCAAGTTCTGTTCCAACTACTTGAAGCTCTAAACCTCCAGGCACTTGTTATACCCTCAATTCTTGTATTTGACTTCATCGTTGAGAATATCCAAGTCGCTAGTCTTCGAGTAGTCGATTCTTCTTGGGTTGTAGTCGAGACTCCTAGTACCCGACGGGCGCCCGTTGCCAGACTCGGCTGTTCTGTTAGCGACGCTAGATACTCGCTTAATCTTCTCGGCACTGGCTGACGGACCTTTTCCATTCACCTCAGCCAAAAACTTCGATCGCAGAGAAGGGATTAGCGATTTAGCGCGCGCCAGATACGCGGATACCAACCTGGCCTTGTCTTCTTCGGTTCTCCCAGACTTCTTAGCCCGATCCCACAAACTGTCCATATACTTGATATGGTTGGTATCGGACTGTAATGTACTACCGACATTTTCAATGATCTTATCGGCAATAACGGATTGCAAAAATGGACTCAAACCGTCTAACTTACCACCTTCGTTTATTAATCTCGACATCTCGCTTTGGATAGATCCTGCTACGCCACTCCGAAATGTCAGATATCGCTCGTTGTCGTATTTCTCACTCGCCTTCAATTCTGCGGCTCTCGCAGGATCAGGCTGCTTTACGAATGTTCTTTTCCCCTCAGCGACCAACAGATCGCCAAAAAAGAATTCTGCAAGATGGCGCGCCGCGTTCTGGATGTTCTGATCCCCATCCTTCACGCCCTTGTTGAACATATTCCGGCAAATATCTTCGATGAATGGATTCGCGGCCGACCAGAAAGCCTCGGGCCTTGTCCTCACCAAACTCGGGAAGATCTGCGGCGCGAATTCTTCCAATAGCTTCTCGTTATCCAGAAACTTGAACAGATCATCGTTCTTGCCCTGCTCCAAACTCGATCTTAGACCCCGGTATATCTCAACATCTTTCGAGGCCTCCCGCGCGTCGTCGATAGTAGGGAATACCTTGGAAAACTCGGCCTCCCGAAAATACATGTCTCTGAGGCTCGGGAATGTCTTGAAAATCTCTGGATACTTCTCGTTGATTTGTTTTATCGAAGGTCGGTTGAACGGGTGCGCGACTTCGTATGGCTTCTCTTCGGTTTCAGGCTCAGCTTCTGGCTCGTCTTTATCGGGAGCGCCTTCGTTGGGCACCCCCGATTGAATTTCGGACGTTTCTTTTTCCTCGGGCGCACCTCCTTCCTCCCCCTCTTCCAAGAGAGCAATATCATCCGAAATATCAGTCGTCGAGCCTTCGATCTCAGGCATAAACCATCTCCTTAACCTTCTTATGCATTCCCCCGATTACCTTCGCCGCGTCTGTTCGATACTGCTTATCGGGGATTTTGGCTTTTTCAAGTATTCTATAAGGCTCGTTAAAGCTGCTGGCAATCGTATCAGCAACGTCAGATACGACTCCGATTGCTCCTGTACCTGCGCTGTGGTATAGGACACCGTCAGATTTAAGAACTTCGTATAAGTAGACTTTTGATTCGTTATCTTCAAATCCTCGGATTGGAACTCCATAATTCGGTTGTTCCCTCTCAATCACCTTCAAATTATGTGGCTCGATTGGAAATGGCGGAATGCTCACCCGCACTCCCGAGGCAAACCCGCTCCGCAAGCTAATCTTACCCACACTCCCATCGATGAGATCCGAGATAGTCTGACCCACGTCCTCATCGGTCAGCTGTAACCAAGTCGGCATTGCATCTAGACCGAAGCGCGGTGTCCATTCCAGCCCATAAAACTGATCATCAACAACCATAACATTGAGATCGATAGGCCCAATATAGCCCTGATCGAGAATATCATCCTCGATCTTCTTCAGCTTATCAACGATATCGTTTCTCTCCGCCTCCCAGATCGTGTTAGCAGAACAGCCTGTCGAGGGACCAAGGTTGTCATTCATGAATTTCTTGATCTCTATCGTATGAGTCGCGGGTTCCACGAATCCCCATTTGCCGCAGAAGAATTCGGTACTCAACGCGGTCCCCTCAATGCATTCTTGCAGAATGAAACTCTCGATGTCGTAGTTTTTATCAACAAATTCCATGTAATGCGCGAGATCATCGGGGTCACAAGGTTTGTATGTGAGCTTGGAAGGTAAGTCTCCAGATGGCTTAAAAATATAGTCTCCCCTATTATCCACAATAAAATCTAAGCCGTCGCTTGTGCTCTCGAACTTCCGTGACGCAGGAATCTCTATTCCGTGCTCCTGCATGAACTCAAGCCCGAACTCTCGATCGTTCTCTAGCTTATCCTGGAACTTCCCCGCGCCGAATACCTTGTGTCCCGACCTCTTGAGTTTATCAGCTTCCGAGCCCATCCCAGAAGAGTCGAAAACAATAATCGTCTCATCATCGATATCCCGTATGCCGACCTTATCTAAGATACCGTCGTAAACCGTTCGATACTCTCGCTCCTTGATGTACAAACCTACAGTATTCCCCTCCTGCTCCAATCGAAGCCCAAGCCCCGCGCCCTCCCCATACTTGCTGTAAATGAGGAATCTCAATGTTTGTGCGCCGTTTCTTTCTCGTGCTCTTTCTTGTCGTGCTCTTTCTTATCGTGCAACCAACCCAGACCATGCTTCTCAGGCTCAGGCTCGGGTTTAGGCTCAGGTAACGGCAACTGCTCCTCAACTTGCGCGCGCAATTCGTCCATCGCTGTTGGATAAGGATTGCTGGCATATGTCCAATACAGGTGCCCGAATACCGGTGAATCCTTCCGCACTTTTAGAACGGGAGATCCCTGACCAGCCACGTACATGTCGTTCTTCACCGCATTGGGAACTGTTTGCCGGTCGATAATCTCCGCGACATTCTCCTGCATAAATATTGACCCGGGCGCGCTCAATCCCGCGGCTGGTGATCCATAACAGTCGTATCGGTAACAAGCCACGGTTGGTGCAGTTGGGTTTGCATACACGAAACCATAGCCCGGATCATAGATATACATATTGGTATTGGTCCCCGGGCTTGGAGTCGTCGCGGCCTGGATGGTCGTGAGCATCGTTGTGCAATTGGCCGATGTGTTGAAGAGATACCACAGACTCGGGGGGACTTGCTGATTCTGTCCCACCGTAACTCCCGTTGGATAAGTAGTCATAGCTTCCTTTCTCCCTTAAATATTGTCTAAAACGACTTCCACAATCGCGCCCACCGCGGATTTCATGAAGATTTCCTTGAGCGCGATTGAGTTTCTCGATGAATCAATAACGAATGTCGGATCACCCTTGGCAACCGCCAGAAATCCGTCAGTTGCATTATTAACTCCTCCCACGTTAACCGTGACCGCTCCCGAGTTAGCATCTGATGCCCTAATAGCTAAGAAGTTAACGTTAGTTGGCTGAATCGCGCCCGCCGGTAATGCTGGCAGTAAACTCGACAGTGAATGTACAGCAGTATCGGCAAATGTTATTGCTACGATTCTCAACATTTTATTTTCCGTTCCTTGGGACCGCGACTTGTGGCGGGTTGATCAGCCGTTCAGCAAGCCCGCGCTTAACTTCTTCCTGAGTCTTGATTTGCTCTTTCGACTTGTCCGCCGCCATCTTGCCCTGTGCCCGAGCCGACTCCCGCGCCATTTCTCGTTGAGTGTACATGGCTTGCATTTGCTGCATCTGCGCCTGAGTAGCAGCCTGCTGAATTTGCGTGATTATTTGCTGATGCGCGCTCAAGTGCTGAGTTAACGCCTGATACCCTTGAGGGTTGGTCCTCTGGAGATCGATTCCCTTGGAGCTGACGAGAAACTCCTTGAGGGTCTGCATATGAACCTGATGATCATCCACGAGCGCCTCAGGCTGAATCTGTTGCCCGTTCAAGATCTCGTCGATCTCGACATTCTGCTTGATTCGCTGATCCTCGGTCGGGATAGTCAGATCCAAGAATCCCGTCAGGTCCGCTACCATCCTCTGATTCGCGGGGTCCATTAATATCCCCGTGATCACCTGACTGTTGAGTTCCAGAAACTTGAAGAACATCGCCTGTTTCTGTGGTAGACTCATCGGGAACTGCTCGCTGGGTTCCGGTTCGACCTCCCCAACGTGCCCCGTCATCTCGGCTTTCCTGATCCATACATTTACGTAATTGTTCTTGTTTTCCGGGTCGGGAGTTGAAAACCGCTCATCGTCGATCATGTTCTCGACGTACAGATGAACGCATTTCTCCATTAGCTTTGCCCAGAAGATCTGAAATAGATTCCAAACGATCTGCAACCGTTGCAGCGCATACTGCCGAGATTGCTGATATTCTCCCAATGTCCGAGATGAGCCTTCACTCGGCCCGCCGTAGATCGCTGGATAACTACCAACAGAAAACTGCGAGTCCTGATCCAATCTATTGAAGAAATCCCCGACCTCTTTGCTCAACGTGGCGCGCCCGCCCTCGAAGAAGGCATCTTTTAGGCTCTGCCCGGATTTCGGATGAACGGGATAAGCCATTCCCGGGCGCGCCTCGTGCTTAGAATAAACATCGAAGTTCAGGACTGATGAGTCAGCGAACATGCTTCCGATTCCCTGCTCGATTGTTTCAGCGGTAATATTGACCAATACATTTCGTAGTTCTTGTATCGAAATGAGGGGCTGCCCAATTGCGTCGCTATGAATATACGTGCTAAGACCACTCTTGGCGAGTGTCCAGTACTTATCCATGTCTTCGTCGCGGCTTTCAGCATACGTATTCCCAACGAAAGCAACATAAACCCCACTTGGAAATAGTTTATATAACCGCTTCTTCTCTTTTTCCTTTTCCTTAGGGAGTCCCTCAAATGCCCAAGTCCGCATCCATACCTGTTTGTGAGTGGCAAGATCTCGATTATCATCCGACCTGGAGAAAGCGGTGTAGCTTGAGGGAGTTCTAGCCATTCGTTCATATGCCTGAGCGTCTCCTTCATCATTCTCGATCTTATCCTCGATATGCTCGTAGATTGATCTCAGGAATGGCTTTGGCTGATCGAGGGCCTTTATCAAATAGCTACAATCTCCCTGCTTGCGCGCCCAATACGGAACCTTGACATGCAAGCCACCGAAAGTGTCTATCATGACCCGAGTCTTCGGGCTCTCTTGAAAGCCATCCAGAACCGTCGCGATCTCCATGGGCGCGCCGCAGTTTTTACAGTTGTGCAGACCTTCGAGCAAGTCTTCCTCATCATCCACGGGAGCTGATTCTCCGCAGGACGGGCAGCTCAAGACCTTTTTATAAGTCTCAATGTTGACCATCCCAAAAGCTTTGTCAGCCTTCGGCGCGTGGTACCAAGCTAGCAAGCCCTGATTCCACAAAACAAACAGGCTGGCGAACTGAAGAAGCTTGACCTGATTATGCCGACAAATGAGATCGACTATCTTCCCATAAGTCCTGGAGGTCTGAACGTCGTCGGCGTCTTCTGCGTTGTCTGGGGGGAATCGGACTGCTGGTACTTGGGCACTGAGGGCCGCGATGATTGCTTCTCCGTGAGCTTTGAATATGTTGACGACGAAATCGTAGAACGGCCCCTCGCTGCCCTCTCGTCCCTCTGTCTCAGCGAACCACCTGAGGCCGCTAGTGCCGATTGGCGCCATCCAATCCTGTTTGGTTTCGGACCAAAAGATAAACTGAATTCCGTGCCAAAACTCTTCATTCTTCTTCCAGAGCTTAATTTGTTGCTTTCGGACCCAACTATCTTCTTTTTCATATTTCTCCACAAGGAATTTTAAGCAATCCTTCAGCTCTTGCGGTAAATTGTGATTATTAGGGTCTTTATCTTTCTTCGCACGGTCGATTATAGACGCGTCCGGTGGAAGATTAGTACCCAGATCGCTAGGAGCAGGGGTCATATCTAAGCACTGTTCCTACAGGTTCTACACTCCCTCATGACACCGCTATTGCCATGACGGTATATAGTATTTCCTTCGTCGAAAAGATGACCATGTTTACAGAACTCCTTAACAGAGTTCAATGCAGCAACATTATCCTCTCCATACTTCAAGGAATCCATAATATTGTCACGTGGTGTTCCTATTTCCAAGTGGTCGGGATTCACACACGCTCGTGACTTGCAAATATCCATCTTATGACGTGAGACTACAGACTCATCATCTAATTCACCCAACTTACCAAAAGCCCACAAGGAAAGTCGAGGAACCCGATACTGCCTATAGTCTATCTTGAGTATTCCATAACCTGAAGAATGTTTAGATCGAGTCCACAACCAACATCCATTCTCATCTACATGGGAGTATAGCTTGACCACTCCCTGGAGATACTCTCTATCTAGCCTGTGCCTACGCATCAGTAGTTTTTCCTCTGGCGCCCGAGGCCCATCATCTCAAGCCCGCGCTGGAACTTGTTAGTCTCTCCAGTCCTCAAATGCGGGCCGCTTGGAAGATGGGGCTTTTTTATCTTCAGCTTTGGCCCGACCTTTGGGATTCTTAGTTTCTTCACTTTTGACCTTCTTTTCCTTTTTTGTTTTTCTCATGTCCCATTCCCCCAATCTTAGATTTCCGCGCCGTGCTCATTGCAGCAGCTACAGCTTGACGTTGAGGATGACCAGATGCCATCATCTCCCGAATGTTCTCGCTGATAACTTTCTTTCCTCCGCCCTTCTTGAGAGGCATTGTTTTAACCCGCTCTTTCTGCAAGCCGTCGAGCTTCATTTTCCAATTCCTGTCTCATATCAGCCAATTCTAGTTCCTGCTTCCGCCGCATCCAGCTCTTGCTAGTCTTAGGGACGGGCGTTGGATCGACCATTCCCGCGGTTTGCTCATCGATCAACGGTCGCTGAGCAATCTGCTCTCTGAGTAGAGAAATTTCCGCGATTAGTTTACCAACCGCTGCGGTGTTTGCAATTTCCGCGGTCAGGAGGGGCTGAAGCTCTCGTTGGATGAGTCTCGATAAGAATTCCCGAATTTTTCTCACCTAAATCTCCTAAGTCTGGACTTGGGGACGGGCATAGGCTCGTAATTGAAACTTACGTTCTCCAAATGCTCCATTCTCCGGTAGTAGGATGTCCAGTCCCCACTCTTCTGGAAATCTCGGATAACAAGATCCTGCGCGCTTCTTTGGGCCGCTTCCGATCCAATCATGCCTAGGTAATTGTTCGCTGAACAAACGAGATAGCGGAGCGCGTCGTATGGATCATCTCCATGGAATTCCTTCACGTCTTCCGCGGGTTTCTGACTGATTTGGGACTTTTTGTCGTAAATACAGAGCGGGATCGTCGTCCTGAGGACTACACAGTTCTTGAATATCTGGAGTTTGGGGATTATCTCTTTTTTCTTCTCTTTGTAGGAGTTTAGATAGCCCTGATAAGCATCCGGGCCTCTTTTTATCAAAATATCCTTCGCTACGTCGATGTCGAATGGCTCGGGCGCGTCTTTCACTCTGTTATCCCACCTCAGGTACTCCTGAATCATCAGTTTCCCGATTATTCGGTCGTTTTCCGCCTGTCTCGCGGCCAAGCCTGAATATTGGCTGAATTGATCTACCTGAGTGTGCCCTTCTCCCCGGTTGGCCCATGCTGAACGACACATCACAACATCGGTTAACTTTTCATTCCGTGAAAGATTCCCGATCTCGGTTGCCCACTCTATGGTCTTTGCTTCCTTGATGCAATACTCCCGATAAACATAAAGTCGGTCATCGGGACTCAGAGCGGCCCAGAGCGCGCAGGTCATGGCCGTGTAGCCCCAGTCGATCGCTAGGAACCGTGGCCACCATTCAGGTATTGGAAACG